TCCCCGTTTTGATGGATCGTTTCTCCATCGTGCCCGTCTAGCACAAACTTCGCCGTAGTTCCAGGCACCACCACCGTTTCGCGATTACCGGTTGGTGGTATCCGACTGTCTTGGAACTATGACGGAGGAGCTAGGCGGGCGGGGGTGAGGGGCAGGAGGCTGTATAGGTTTGGATACGTGGGCGCCTCAACCACGTATGGTGTGTTCTTGAATGACGTGGACAGCCTGGTTCGTGGCGTACTGGAGAGAGTATTCTATCGGCGGGATGGAACTAGACCTCCAGGAGCCCAGCCAGGGGCTTTTCAACTGCTGAGGGAATTCGGTGCATCAATTCAGGCTCGTACTGCTGAGACCGCAAAGTGGAGTGACCAACAATTTGTTGAGTCTTACTCTGGCCGCAAGCGTACCATCTATGAAAATGCAGTGGGGTCTTTGAAGGAGAGACCTTTAACCACCAAGGATTCGTCCATCCGGGTTTTCACAAAAGGAGAGAAGACTGATTTCAGCGGAGACGCTGATCCTGTCCCCAGGATCATTTCACCCCGTGATCCTAGGTACAACGTGGAAGTCGGGAAATACCTCAAACCATACGAGCATAATTTGTATCAAGGCATTGCTCGGACATTTGGCGAGCCGACGGTGTTGAAGGGAATGACACTGGAGAGAATAGCTAGAACCATTAAGAAGAAATGGGACAGGTTTGCCGATCCAGTGGCAATAGGAGCAGATGCCTCACGGTTCGACCAGCATGTTCTTCGGGATGCGCTGGAATTCGAACACTCCGTGTATAATGCACATTTTAGGTCGCCGTATCTGCGATGGCTTCTGAGAATGCAGCTGAATACACGCGCAACCGGAGTCTGTGACAATGGCTTCGTTAGGTACGCAACGGAAGGTAGCAGATGTTCTGGTGACATGAATACGTCGATGGGGAATTGCCTTATCATGTGTGGGATCATGTACGCATTTTTCAGATTTCTAGGAATCAGGGCTTCTCTCTGTAATAACGGAGATGACTGCGTTATCATATGCGAACGCAGTGTAGAGCACCTGGTC